TAATGATACTGCTTCGTTTTATACTGGAGCAGCACCTGCTCAGATGATCGGTGTTAATGATGGCACCAATGACTGCATCTTGGTTACAGATGGTATTGAACTTAAAAAGATACCAACTACTACTGGTACTCCAGCCACATACACACAGGCTGGAACCAAATCTACTATCTATAGCCTTACTACTAACGGTACGCAGTACTTCTTTGTCAACGGTTCGACAGTTCACCGAGGTAATATCTCTGGATCTACTAGCTATACCGAGATCTACACAGCAGCTAGCACCACTCGTGCCACTATCCGCTATGTAAAGCAGCGTCTTATTGTTGCTATCGGTCCTGCTATCTATGAACTTAACGCTAATGCTAGTGCCTCAACTGCGCTACCTACTGCTTTGTATACTCATCCCAACTCATCTTGGGTATGGTCAAGTATCTCTGAAGGACCACAGGCTATCTACATCTCAGGCTATGATCCAAACGGAACTTCATCATCTGTCTTTAAGATTATCCTTGATCCAACAACTCCTAACTCTCTAGGCTTTCCAACGCTAGAGACACCTACTGTAACTATTGATATGCCATCTGGTGAACGCATCAATGACTTTGATGTCTACCTTGGTACCTATGCAGTCCTTGCTACAAGTGCTGGATTTAGAGTTGGTGTTTCTGATGCAACTGGAGATATCCAGTATGGACCGCTTCTCTTTAGAGATGCTGCCTGTACCGCTATTGCTTTCAAAGATAGTTATGCCTACATCGCAACCCTTATAGATGGAGAAGCAGGTCTAGTACGCACTGACCTATCTACAACTGTTATTGCTAACGCTCTGTATTTTCCTTGGGCTTGGGATCTTGTTGCTGCTGGAACTAGCGCAACTGCATCTCAGGTAGCCTTCTTTGGTAACTCAGACAGGTTAGCATTTGCTACAGGCAATAACATCTGGGCTGAAGCTACAACCTTAGTAGCAACTGGATATCTACGTACCGGTTACATCCGCTACAACACACTTGAGACTAAGATCTACAAACTGCTACAAGCTCGTATTGATACAGCCAATGGCGGTATTGCTATCGAGTCTATTGACTCAAGAAATAATACATACAACATCGGTACATTCTCACAAGGAACAACTGTTCCTGAGATCAACGTAAACTACCCGACTACTTCACAAGAGTACTTAGGCTTTCAGTTTACTATGATTAGATCAAGCACTGATGCTTCTAAGGGACCACTGTTTACTGGCTACCAGTTGAAGTCACTACCAGCAGTTCCACGTCAGCGCCTGATCCAATACCCAGTCTTCTGCTATGACCACGAGAGCGACAAGTTTGGTAATGAGATTGGCTTTGAAGGTTCTGCCTATCAGCGTATGTCTCAACTTGAAGCCATTGAAAATCTAGGTGACACCATCCGAGTTCAAGACCTTAGAACCGGTGAAGAGTACCTAGGCATCATCGAAGAGATGGACTTCATCAACAAGACTCCAGAGGATAAAAGGTTCTCTGGCTTTGGCGGCACACTTCTAGTTACGATTAGGACAATCTAATGCAAGCGCAAGATTACGCAACGGTAGCTGTTGCTGTAGTAACCATCGTTGGTGGCTTTGCTGCTGCAGTCAGATGGTTAGTTAAGCACTACCTCAATGAACTCAAGCCTAACTCTGGCAGTTCACTCAAGGATTCAGTCATCCGTTTAGAAGAGAAGGTAGAGATCCTTTACCAGATCCTGATACAGAAGAAGGAACTATGATCCCATTAGCAAAGAAGGCAACACCTGCTGCTATCGCAGCACTGCGTCAAGCAACAGCACACTTTCCTAAGCGCAAGAAGGCATCAGATGGACTACTGCCTAGCGCAGCTCACGTACATCAGAACCCAAACTCTGACCACAACTCAGGCTTTGCAGTAGATATCACACACGATCCTGCTAAGGGTATTGACTGCACCATTGCCTACATAGATCTGCGTAATGATCCACGAGTTAAGTACCTGATCTTCCAGGGCAGAATCTGGTCGAAGGAAAAGGGTGACCGTGACTACACCGGTTCCAACCCACATAACAAGCACCTACATATTTCGATCAAGGAAGGGTGCGGTAACGACACTTCTCCTTGGTTCCCTTGGCTGCCCCAGCCAAAGGCTATCAACAAAGTGAAGGCAGCAGTCAAGCCTTTACCTAAGAAGAAGGAGAACAAATGAAAATCAATGCAAAGATGAAATCAATGCTCGCAACATATCTTCGTGCAGGAGTAGCGTCAGTAATTGCGCTATACCTTGCAGGAGTTACAGATCCAAAGGCACTAGCAACAGCAGGTATTGCTGCTATTGCAGGTCCATTGCTTAAGGCACTAGACCCAAAGGCAGCAGAGTTTGGACGTGGTGCTAAGTAATTAGCCCATCAGCGCGAGGCAACAGGAGGTCGGTCCCTACGGGGACCGGCCTTCTTTTTTTATGCCCGAAAAGAACGAAACCCCTGCAGGCCGCGAAGTCTGCAGAGGTTTAGTCCAGCACTCGTGAGTACTTATATTTCCTCACTGCTCTAAAAAATACCAGAGTCACTATCGTTATGCAAGTGAGTCTTCAAGCGGTGACAGTTAGCACAGAGCGTCTGTAGGTTAGACGGGTCGTGGTTCCTGCTATCCCCGTCAATGTGGTCAACGTCAAGCTGACTGCTGTGGACTGGGATGAAACCACAGTGCTCGCAGGTCTCCTTCTTGTGGACTGCGTATGGGTATTGGTTCTTGATAATATTACGTTTGTAAACTGTCTTGCATCTGTATCTGCTAGAGAGGGGATTGTTCTTGTCTCTGAGTTTGATCTTGGTATGACCACAGACTGAACAGGTACCAGTCCTGGCAGACTCATCAATATCCGTTAGCTTGTGGTCCATCAGGGTTATCCACAGGGCAGGGTATTGTTACCAGATTTCCGCAGTTGGCACAGGTTCCGTCGAGGTGCCACCAAGCTATGTCATAATCTTCAAAGGCTGCCATAATGTTGAACATAGTGCAGCCACAGGTACAGGCGTGGATCGGGCCTAAGGCCCTCAAATCGGCCCCAAAAGGCTCAGGAAGGGTACTTCTGCGCCATCGTAAAGATTGCAGGGTTGGTAGACGGAGCCGCATACTGTCGGGCCTCCATACTCCTCGGCCCTCTAAGGGCCGCCTACTGTTATTCGCCTACGGCTCATATTGTACACACGCCTGGTAAGAGTGTGTCTTGCGACACGCCGTGATATGATCTGCCAATGACAACTCTGGTAGGTATCCAAGGACCTGACTTCGTAGTGATGGCTGCTGATTCGCAGATCACCGATAACGATCAGCGCATCATATCCACGCAGACTCCGAAGATCGTTCACATTGGGAGCTACCTGATAGGTATCACGGGCGACTCACGACCTGGAGATATCCTCGCATTTAATTGGAAACCACCAACGTATAAGAACTACGATCCTGTCGAGTGGATGGGTAAGCGAGTACTGCCAAGTATCTACGCTGCCTTCAAAGATAATGGATACGATCCATCCGATAAGGAAGCTAACTTCGCTTACCTCATTGCATTTGATGGTCTGTTATTTTCTATCGGATCTGATCTATCCTTCAACGCTAGTGAGCGTGGACTCTTTGCAGCCGGTAGTGGTGGAGCATTTGCCTTGGGCTATCTCTACTCGCTCAAGCCTGGATCGTATAAGTCTCTGCTGATGTCTAAGGTGGTAGCAGAACGCGCAATAAAGATCGCGTCGGTACTTGACGTAAACACCTGTCCTCCGATTCAATTAGTCACTCAAGAGAAAGGATAAACAATGCTCGGATTTTTATTTGGATTACTACTTGGCTTCGTCTGTGCTTACGCTTTCGATGCGTTTCTACAGTATAGAGATAAGCGATAATGGAAAAGACACTTAAGTATGCGATAGAGGAAGCAATACTTTCTGGTCGCAGATCAGCAACACCAGTATTTATGGAGATAGAACTGCGTGAGCAGATCGCACAACAGTTAGAAGCAGCCAACTATCCAGGTGCTGCATTTATCGTAAGGAACCCGCAATGATTACAGATCCAAAAGAACTGCTACTGACAGTACTGCACGCTAAAGATGCCTCTCGTGATCGCAGTACTCAGAGACAGGTAGGTCCATCAGAGATTGGTGGATGTCGTCGTAAGGTCTGGTACCGATTGAACGGACAACCAGAGACTAATGAGAACCAGTCAAAGCTGGCAGCAATTATGGGTACTGCTATCCACGCTGCAATCGAAGAAGCAATCGGTCACCTAGATCCAGATGGTAAAGATTACTTAGTTGAAACTGCAGTAGAGCACGGTGATATGAAAGCACACGTGGATCTATTTATACCTAGCACCGGCGCAGTTGTGGATTGGAAGACAAGCAAGGTAAAGAACCTTTCTTACTTTCCATCAAAGCAACAGCGTTGGCAGGTGCAGATCTATGGCTATCTGCTAGCGCAGAATGGTCACACAGTCAACACTGTAAACCTAGTTGCTATCGCTCGTGATGGTGCTGAGAAGGATGTCAAGGTTCACTCAGAACCTTACGATGAAGATGTTGCACTAGAGGCTATGGAGTGGTTAACTGAGATCAAGGGGATGGAGTCAGCTCCAGAACCTGAGAAGGATGAATCATTCTGCAAGCACTACTGCCAGTACTATGACGCATCAGGAGAGATGGGTTGTGTTGGCTTAAAAAAAGAACGTATCGTCCTTAGTGAGATAGTGATTGAGGACGAGCAGATTGACAAGAACGCTCTGCACTTTCTACAATTAGATCGTAAGATTAAAGAGTTAGAAACTGAAAGAGATTCAGTCAAGTCTTCTTTCGAGGGAACCGTTGGTGTTACAGCCAGTGGTATCGAAATCAGTTGGACAAAGGTTAAAGGTCGTGAGACAGTTGACAAAGATAAAGTCAAAGAACTTATTGGTTATGTCCCAGTAAGTGTTGGAGAAGAAACTGCAAGGCTAAACATCAAACCTAGTGGAGGAAAATAAATGGCTACAGAAGGAACAAAGTTCCAGGTTAATTACAAGTTACCTGATGGAACACTTATCAATCTTTATGCTGCATCAGTGACAGAACTAGAAGCTGGACTAGCAGATCTTGCTATGAACGCACTCAACATCAAGGCAACCGGTGTCGAACTAGGTGCTAGCGCAGCAGCACCAACACCAACAGTTGCAACAGTTGCTGCAGCATTTAATGCAACACCAGTTGCTGCTCCTGCATCAGATGGAAGCAATACCTGTCGTCACGGAGTGATGGCTTTCCGTGAAGGAACATCAAGCAAGGGACCTTGGAAGGGCTATATGTGTGCTGCACCAAAGGGTGCAACAGACAAGTGCGACACTATCTGGGTTCGATGATCGGTGCGCGAGCCTCGGTTCTATGAGAACCCTGCTTGCGCTACAGTCGGTGGCGACTTTTGGTTTCCTGAAAATGATGCTGCAAGTCGCAACACGATTGAAGTTGCTACTGCCAAATCTATCTGTAGAAGATGTCCACACCAGAGCGAGTGTGCTGAGTGGGGAATACAGAATGAAACCTTTGGTATATGGGGTGGCCTGAATGAAGGCCAACGCAGATTAATTCGACGTGAACGACGAATAACAATAAAGGGGGAAGGCGTTGCTTGACTTATCACGCGCTTGGAGTGGAGTGCTTACCAAAGCAACACCACTTCCTGATGTGTGGCAAGCACTATCTTTGAAGCAGATTAAGTTCCGGCGAGGACAAGTCTGTATGGTAGCTGCGGCCCCTAACGCTGGTAAGTCTATGTTTGCACTCGTCTATGCGATGAAGGCAGATGTACCAACGCTCTTCTTCTCAGCCGATACTGATACTACAACTGTGATGATGAGAGCAGCATCTGTTGCATCTGGTCACTCACAGGTATCAGTAGAGACAAACTTATCTAAGGATAAGCATTACTACGATAAGCACTTTGGAAAACTAGAGCATATTAAATGGGTCTTTGATTCGTCACCATCACTAGATGATATCGAGTTAGAGATCAGGGCATATGTAGAACTCTATGGTCACGCTCCAGAGCTGATTGTTATAGACAACTTAATGAACGTTGCAGCAGAGACTGACAATGAGTGGGCTGGCTTACGTGCGATAATGATGGAACTCCACGATATGGCACGTAAGACCGAAGCCTGCGTACTTGTGCTACACCACGTATCTGAGCAGAGTGAGTATGGATCACCATCTAACCCACCTGCTAGACGTGCTATTCACGGCAAGGTAAGTCAACTGCCGGCGCTGATCCTAACGCTGGGCTATGACCCATCCAATGGTGAGTTGAAGGTAGCTGCTGTTAAGAACCGCTTTGGTCCACACGCTGCAGATGGTAAGGATTACGTAACACTCTTTGTTAACTACGCTGCTTGTCAGATATCTGATAAAAATGCCTGGGGTGTTATGCTAAGAAACGATGCAGTAAATGGATATCAAGGCGACTACATAGTCCAACAATAGATAGGGAATCTAATGAGCGATTTACAGAAACAAATAGATGATATCAAGGTAGACCTCACCAACTTTGTTGGTGCTCTGCTTCAGTCTGGTATTGTCGAGTTAGTCAAGGATGAAGAAGGCAACGTCATCTACAAGATCAACAAGGTTGTACTGGTAGATGAGCAACCCGAAGTACAATAAGGCTAAGGGTGCTGCCTTTGAGAT